CAGAAAGAACTCATGCGCCGGAATGTTTAGAACGCATTTCCCGAGTCCTGGAATGGTCTTGTGACCTCGCATCAACGCCGCTTCGGCCTTGGCGATATGCTCGCGCTTGTGCTGCATCTCCTCCATCAGCTTGCGCCCGGAACAAAGCTCCCGGATCAACGCCTCGTCCATTGCCGCGTCAGTCATTCGGATATGTGGCGCGGGATCACGTTGACATGACCCCGCGCCGGTTAGGGTTGATTATGCGCCGAATTCCGCAAGGTTGAGGATGCGGAGTCCGATGACGATTTCGCCCGCGGTGATCGAGGCGATGGACGAATCCGTCACCTTGATGTAAATCGGAAGCGCCGTAGCCCCGCCGATAGCTGGAAGCGATCCGGCCTCAATGGTAGTAGTTCCCGCACCTTGAACAAACGAAACGCCCGTGTTGTAGGTCGGGACGTTCACTGCCATTCCGTCAACATCGAGCGAGTCGATGAATTCGTTCGGGTCTGCAACCGTGGTTCCAACGTCGATGACAAGCGAAGTGCTGCCAACGATGTCCACCGTATTGAGTACTCCGCAAAGCTCGATTGCGCCACCAACCGGCAGCATTGCAATCTTCTTGGTTCCGCCAGTTCCGATTGCGATCAAGTCCGCATAAGTGAGCTTGATGACATCGGTAAATCCGCCCTTTTCGTTATTGGTAAGTTTCATATTCTGATTCTTGTTTGGTTTTGGTGATGGGTGGATTAGTAAGCGATCTTGCCGTGTGCCTGCGGGTGTTTGCAAACGAGCGTGCCAACGGCTTCGATGTAGCCGCGTTCGCCGCCGCCTTGGTTTTCGAGACGTTGCGAACCCATTGGAATCAGTGTGTTGAAACCAACGTATTTCGGGTTGATGGCATAGCCGCGAGTGGCGGCAGGCATACAATCCGGGTTTCCGTTCACGACCTTGGCGACACCGAAGTCGGAATCGAAGATTTGAACCGAAAGCGTCACCTTCTTCGCGGTGGCATCCTGCATCACGTTGTAAACGGTTTCCGATGCGTTGTTGTCGGTCCTAGTAAACTCGGCAATGCGCTTGCGAAGGGTGATCCCGGCAATGAGCGTGAGAGCGTTCATTTCCCCGTTTTTCGAGAAGATGGAAGCAATCATATCGTTAAACGTGATTTCCGTTGGCGCTCCGGTCAGGATGGATGCGGTAGGCGTGCGGTAGTCGGCAGGAACCGGGTTAGTGGTCTGCGCGGCGACTTGGAGCCATGAACCCATGCCGCGAAGACCGTAGGGAGTCCCTGCGCCGTTCTCGACGGTCATGTCATTATCGGAGCAAATGGTCGCTTCGATGTTGCGCTTGAGTTCGCGAATCGCTTTGGCTTCTGCGGCTGCGCTGTTGGCAGGAGCGGCGGAAGTGACGGCGTTTTGCAGGCTGGAAACAATCCAGGGTTCGCGGAAAATCTGGATGTAGTTTCCGATTAGGGCGCGGGCTTCAAATTTGTCTTCGAAACTGGTAACGTCGGCACCTTCGGAAATACCCGCGGTGTTCGGCGTTTTCAGCTTGTCGGTGTTCCATTGGTGGAGCGTCGCTTTGGCCGTGCCTTTGAAGCAAAGCGATAGCAGCGGGGTTTCTTCGGGGGCGAGCATTTGCAGCTCGTTCGAAAGATCCTCGCGGTTGCCGATGGCGGCACCTTGGGTGGTTTTCCCGGTAGGGGCCGATGGATTGAATGTGGTGGAAATGGCCATGGTGGTAGTGAGTTAGATTTGCGATCTTTGCTTGATTCTTGCTGCAATCCATGCTTCCGTTGATCCGGTGTTTTCAAACTCCTGATAGGCTTGGTCAGCTTCCTTTTTCGCGGGCTTTGCTCCCGACCGTGCCGCCCCGGCTCCAACAGGGTTTCCCGGCACTTTTGGCCGCGGAGGTGTCACCTGCGCTGGTTTGGCTGTCTTGAGTTTCTGCGAGCGATGTATCGAGGCGGCGGCATGAGCGAGGAGATAACCCAACTGAGGGGCGATATCCGGCACACGCTGCCTTATCTGGTCAACTAACGGATCTGCCAGCATCGCTTTGAACTGCTTTCCAATCGGGCTTTCCTCGTCCTGCGTTTCCGGGATTTCCTTGGGAATTGCGGCGTTGTAGGCTGCCTCCATCTGCGTCCTTTGTTCGGATCGAACAATCTCAGCGTGCTGGGCGGGCAGAAATTTCAACATCGCGTCCCGGGCGTTCCGGTTGGCTTGGCGAATCTGCTTTTTGGTAAACTCCTTGTCCCCCAAAGTGATAACGTCGTCTGCGGCGTAATCCTCATGGTCTTCAAGAATTCTGTCTGTCTCTTCCGCGACCTTCTCCAACTCCTGATGCTTGGCGCGAATTTCTTCCACGGTTTTGAGTTCGCGGAATGGATTCTGTTCGGCGGGGATGCTTGGCAGTGGTTTCGTTTTAGCCTGCGATGCCCGTTCTTCCGCCTGGTGGACTTTTGCCGTTAGCTCCCCGATTCGGGAAAGCAGTCGGCTTTTGCCTTTCTTGGCGAGAGATTGGATTTGCTCAGGTGACAGGGACAACAGTTGGTCAATGTCGTGCTCCGGTTCTTCCTCTTCCTCCTCGATTGGATCATCACCCTCGTCTGAAATCTCCTCTTCCGGTTGCTCTTCCTCGATTGGTTCGAGGTCGGGGTTTTCGGGTTCTGGATTCTCCTGGTCCGGTTGATAATCCGCGTTGGGATCTTCGGTCGGCGCGGTGCGGGATTCCGTTCGTTGAGCGACAAGCTCTTCAAAGGAAATGTTCTGCGAAGGTTCTTTAGCCCCCTCGATGGCCTTGGATTGCGTGCTCATAATTCCACCATTTGGGACGCCATGGCGATGGCGATGCGCGGTATATGACAGTAATACGGGGAGGCGTCAACCAAAATCGTATTACGGTAATCCAAAGCACTAAAAAAGAGGCGGGATTTTTGGTCACTCCTCTTCCCCAATGAATACGCCCAACGAAATCAGGGAGGCGACAAGCTCAAAAGAAGCTCGTCAAGCGTGGCGACGGAACCGGCGAGCTTCATCACATCGTTCGGGGATTCAGCTTGCCGCAAGTCTCCGAAAAACCGTTCCCGCTCGTCCTTGATGAATTGGAGGATCACGCGGAATTCGTCGCGGTGTTGGAGTTCCGCGATTGCGGCTTGAAGTGTTGGAATTGGTAGGCTCATTGAATGATGTTGGGGGGAATTGGCGGAGTGTGAACGAAACGCCCGACATGCGATCCATGATCCTGAACTTTTGAGGCTGTAATGGAATTTTGTCGGTTTACGCAATTAATGATGAAGTATGAAAGAATCGCGTCGATTGTTGCCGCGTCTTCCGCTGTTGATGAACGCTCTAAATTCCGGCGCTGTATTGCCCGTAAATCCGGCTCGTTCAAATTAACAAATCCGTATCCTTTCGGTATTCTCATGACTGCATTTGCTGGGTGCTCATTCCGCTCATTTCGGCCGGCGCAGTGCCGATTCGTCCGATTTCAGCGTTCTGGGACTGCTGCATGATGAATTGATACTGGCCGGCGTATTTCTGAAGCCTCTCGGCAAACATCCCGTCACCCTGTGCGCGTTGCGCGATGTCGGGCTGCGAAGCGTATGCCTGGATGATTTGCAGCGCGATTTGTGCGCCGTTCGGTCGGGCGGGAACTTCGATTCCGGCGAAGATCTTGGAAAGGTCATCGGTGACATCCTTCTGCATCTTCTCGGCGGCAACCTCGGCGGGTTGTAACACGTAATCCGCAAGAATCGGGTCGATACTCATGGCCATGAATTCAAGTAGCTTATCCATGTCAATCCGTCCATTACGGTCGAATTGGACGATTGACCCCATTTGTTTCGCCCGTAGCTCGGCGGTCTCCGGGTCGGTGGACATGGAATCGAACGCAACCACGATGGAATAAGCCTCGTCCGGGTCGCCCTTGGTCATGGTCTGTGGATTCGGATTGCCGGTGACTTGGAAAAACACCTCGTCCGGGCCCATCCGCTGGAATAGCTTCCATGCAATCCCTAGAACGTCGCGGACGTGATCAAGGAACTTCCCGACGTAGAACTGTTGGCGAGGCATTGAAAGCGGGGATTCAAAATCGAGCCCGACCGCTTTGTCGGCCTGAATCCGCATGGACTGTTCAATTTCCATGCTGCCGGAATCCATCTGCGGAGTCGGCCCAAAGGCAATCTCTCCCAAGCGCCGGTATGGCACCTTGCGGCCCGGTCCCCAATCGCTCGGCGGGCGTCCTGCCGGGTGCATCAGCGGCGGCAGAGTGGCGATGCTGGCGCGGTCTGTGCGGCTATCCCGTTCGGTCTTGATCTGCATTTGTGGCCCCCGAAGCGCCTTGCTCATGGGTTGCGTCTCGTAAAGCCGTTTCTGATCGTTGGAAAGACGGGTGACGACAAACGGATAGTCATCGTAGCCGTTTAGGAGTTCGTGTTTCGCGTAGCCTTGGCCAGTGTCTTTCGCGTCCGGGTGAAATACCGTGCAATAGATCCCCTCGCTGCCGTCGTCCTCGTCAATAAGGCGCTGGTAGCTATACAGAACCATGACAAGCTGGTCATCATCAGTGACAAGCTGGCGATGGCTTTTTGGCCGCTCGCCATCCATTTTCATCGTGTCTTTTCCGCGCAGATTCCCGATTGCATATTCAACCCAATCCGCATCCCATCCTTCGGTGATTACTTTCTTTTCGAGTTCCTGAGCGGTTAGGAACGTGCGCCAGAAAATGTAGGGGGATCGCTGCGGATCTGTGACGTAGGGAGGGAAAATCACCTCGCCGTCAGGGGCGCAAGAATGAACTACCGGGCAATCAACAGAAACGCGGGGAACCGGGATTTGCGCCTCGCCGGTATTCCGTAGGTCTTGAATCGCCTTTCTTGCCCGCTTTTCTGTGAGCTTCGGGAACACCTGTTGGAGCATCGTGACGAAATCATCGTCGTTGTTTCCAGCAATCAGCATTTCCGCGATGTCGGGCGCGACTTGCGCTAATTCATCGAGAGACATGCTTTGCAGGAACGTCCGGCTTTCTCGCTTCCATCCGACGTATGAAACCATGATTCCCTTTTCGAGCAAGTAGTTGCCCCCAAGCTCCATCTCCGTCTTGAAATTCGGGATGTAGCTTGACCGCATCCATTTGAGGAAAGCGGATACGACAGCGGCGCGGGGCATGGACGCGGCGGAAGTTGGAAACGCCTTGATGTGGCTGCGTTGCAACGCCTGGTCGAAAAGGGCGACGTAGGAATCAATCCGCTCGCCAACGACGTTGACCTCTTGGTCACTAGCGCCGGTCCACGGGAATGCGGTGGCGCCGTTCTTGCGCAGGTCGTCGGATTTGCCTGGCCAAATGTTGCGGCGGTCGTCGTAGCTCGTCGCGCATTGGTCAAAGTAGGCTCCATTATTGGAAATCGCGTCATCGTAGGCTTCGGAAAGCGCATCGATGTTCACTTCCTCTTCAACGTAAATCAGGGATTCCCCGGAAATGTCGCTCATGGCTTTTGTGTTTGGAAAATGATGCGCCTGTCTCCCATTCGGATTTCGATTGGGTTGCCCTTGTCATCGGTGAGTTTAAATGAATCGGCAAAACCTTCCAGTCGCTCAAGTAATTCACCAAGGGTGGCGACTTTAACAGGGTCGCTTCCCATGAACCAATTATCTCTCAAGCGATTTCCTGGAATGCTCATGGAATCAGGGTGTATCGGGTTTCTCCTTCAATGGTGGATTTTTCAACGCGGACGTTCTTCCCGACGATGTTGCGTTGTCCTTTCTTCGGGCAAAGCACCGCGATTCGTTCACCGTCAAGCGAGGCGTAAACAAACCGATAGTTGCGGGCGCGTTTGAGAACTCGGGCAATCAGCGGAGCTTCGGCTTGCGCTTCGGTAGCTCCAGCAGCCTCCGTATCGCTGCCAGAATCGCCAGCGTCCGGTTGGGACGGAGACACAGCCGGCACCTCGGGCGGCGGCATCGGTGTTTCAGGTTGCACTTGAATTCCGGGCTGTCCTTCTTTGTCCTGCTCATCGGTTTGTGGGTTTGGGTTTAGCGCGGCTTTCACGCGGGCAGCGGCTTCTGTCGTCCAGTAAATTAGAGTGCCTTCCTTCCACCATTCGGCATCCGTGACATACTTGTCGCGGACCCTGCAAATGAGAGCTGCTGAAATTCCATTTTCCGCCATCACGTCGGACTGCCTGATTTTTTCAGTGTTCATGTTTTTTTGGCTAATAGCCTCCGTTTCCTTGGAATGTGACCTTCATACACTTTTGATCGACGTGGTCAATATCCGAAATTGCGGCGTATCGGAGAACGTCGATTGGATCTTTCCATGGTTCTTTCAATCCATCCTCTCCGGTGTATTCCGCGAGGGCGTGAATAATGTTCTCGCAATCGCTGGAAATGTAGAAATGCGGCCGATTAACGGAATCCATCGGTTTCGTCGTGTCCCAGGCCATTTTGGAAAGAAGCGCCTGAATCCCGTCGTCAATGTCGAGTCCGGGAGCTGGCAGGCAAATCACGCCTTGTTCCGCCAAGTCTTCGATGATCGAGCTTGATCCGTCCGAACCCTGATATTTTGCAGCACCTAGCCGCGGGTCAATCAGCCGCTCGAAAATCTGCTCTCCCTCTTCTTCGTTCGCGATGACTTCGACGTAATCCCGAATCCCGAATCCCTGTCCCTTCGCGCCCTCGCCCGGTTGCCATTTTCCGTTTTTCCATTCCGCCCAATCACCGACATTGACACCGGGGTATTCCCGATATACCCAAAACGTGCCGGTCGCATCGACGGCAATCCACGCCATGAACCAATTCTTCGATCCTGCCGGGTCGATAATGTGATAGCGTGTGATTCCCGTTTTTGGAATTGACTCTGGCGGCACGACGTTAATCGCAGTGTTGAACCGTGGGAATTTTGTCGCGTGGCTTTTTGTCGGGACACCGTAGGCACGAATCAGGATTTCTTCTCGCGGGCGTCCAATCAGTGTTTTTCTGATCCGGTCGTATCCCCCAAACGGGTTTTCGTCCGAATGGAAGTAGTGAACCGAAGCATTGCGTTTCTTGCTCCGTTGGATGTAGGGAACCGGCTCGTTATTCAGAAGCTCGGCGGGGCGCGTTTGAATCGTGGTTGCGCCGTCCAGATACTCCTTGATAACTTCGGTGTAGCCGTCAATCGGGGTGAACGTGAGCAAGAGCTTGCTGTTTCGCGTGGCAAGGCGATAGCGGAGCGTTGAAATGAGTTCCGGCCCCTGCAAATACTCATCGAGCCAAACCCCGATATTGACCCACTTCGGGCTTTTGCTACCAAGTTCCGCGCCTTCCAGAATCGTCGGATTGTTCTGATATTGGCTGTAAGTCTTGAAAATTATCTGTGATCCGTTCGGAAGAATGAGGCTTGAATCGGTGAATCCGTTCTTTTTCGTGTAGCTGATATAAGCGCCGGCCGTCATCTGCTTCGTGCGCATTTCGGACGGCAGGATTTCCCACACGGCGCTTTGTTGCTGGCGAATGGAAACTTCGGATGTTTGCGCAAAACAGAAGATCTCTGAACGCGGATTGTTTACGGCAGCCCTGACAACCGCGTCGGCCCCGAAGTAAGTCTTGCTCGACCTATTGCCTCCAAGCGCCAGCACCTCATCAACCTCCGCGAATTGATCTTCGACATTCTTCCATTGCGGGAGCCGGAATCCGAAGCGGTAGGGGTCGCGTTCGGCGTTCTCAATCGCTTCGTGATAGACTCTGTGGTATTCGACCAGCTCGTTTAAATCCATCACGGCAACTTGATCGTCTCCGGGGATTTTCAAAACCGGATGTGGTCGCCATGTCATCATGTCACGACCTCCGCTTCGATCACTTGCGATTTGGATTCAAGTCGCTTCCTCGCTTCCTCTTGGAATTTCAAAGCGTCTTCAAACGATGCTCCCCGCCTCACTTCGATTGTCTGACTCGGCATCCCGTCCATCATTGATCCCTTGTCGGTTGCAATGGCCATGGCAAGCGCCAAATCTTTAAGTGGGGTTTTCTTCAGCTCGTTATCGTCATCATTCAGCATCTCCATCTTTTTCATCATCAAATCACTTGCCATTTCTGAGACGGTGGCAAATCTGCGGGAAAACTCTTTGCGGCGTTCCAGGATGGTTTCGGCGTATTGATGCCGGATGCGTGAAATCGTCGTGTAATTACACTTTGCGCCCTCGGCAATTTCCCGATACGACGCGCTTTCCTCGATCATCATAAGGATCTTGACCACCCTTTCGGGATGCTGCTTCTCAAGCACATGGAATCTGTGTTTGGGACTTTGCGCTTGCT